CAAGGCTTTAAAATAGTAATTTAACAAAAATAAAATGATTATTATTACTTTCGTTTGGGTGTAACTGGTGCGAAAGATGCACTTACGTTTGATTTGGTCTCTTCTATATCTAACTTCAAATGTGTTGTTTCTTGAGGTGACAACATTGAGATTATTGTATCCAAATCTTGCTTTAACTGTACAAGTCTCAGTGCTTGCTCAGGCACAGGAATGTCATCCTTTGTGTAAGATAGACTTTTCTTCGTTTGTGCTAAATAGTATCTTAGCTCTTCATAATCGTATTCCTATGCTACGTGTTCCTCTGCTAAAATCAGAGGTGCGACTGTCGAAGCAAACCTAATCACATCTGCTGCAGAAATATTCTTTAGGTAATCATGTAATAGGTTTTCAACAGTCTACCTAATGTTCTTAAATCCTTTCGAATTCACTGCTTTATGAATGGTTCTCTTAAACCTAGAGTACAAACCATCTCCGCTGGAATCTTTTGGATTTACAATCGAATAAGATGGTATACGCATGTTATCTAATCCTATTGGATTAGCCGTCAATCTTCGTCATTCCACTTGCAAACTCTCTTCTTTACCCTCTTCCACTAGTGCCTGTGTAAAGATATTGCTTGGGTCTGTCCAGAAGACATAATTCATGTCAAAATGTAGCCCAAGATTGAACGCAAGGTTTGTGTCATTCTATATAGACCGCGCAGGCTGAATAATGATAGCATATCCTATCGTTTCAGTAACGAATTTGGAGGTAGATGCAGAATCATCATATATCATAGCATCATTATTAACAGCAACGTTGAATGACACTTCCTCTGTAGATGGGTGCTCAGTACCCATTCGAATCAATTGAGCGACAGTTAACCCTGCAGATAACTGTTTGTACTACACGTGTCCAATGACTATCTATCCTGATGCGGTCGCCAGGGGTGTTCTAACTAACATCCTAACAGTCTAAGCCCACACATATCCGCCTTCTGAATAAGATATGAAATCTCCTCCATAAGTTGTAACGTAAGATTCGGATGCTGATAACAGTGTGACCATATTGTAGGAGACATTAGTATTCGCTGGATTAGTTATGCAAAATCCTGATAGTCAGCTAGCATTGTGAGCAACGCAGGTGGGAAATGACCACACTATCGTATATGTACTGGCAGGCATGTCCCTAACATTATGTATATGTACGGACCGTGAGCCTACGTGTATCGGATGTCCATTGACCACATATTGTGGTGAGGTCTTCCCAGGAAAGATTTTAGCGATGTTGAATTCGTCAACATGCGCTAATCATGATTCTCTCGAATATTGAAATTGTGTCTCAGTAGGAGCCTGTAGCCTTCCAGACTTGCTAACAAATTGCTCAACTATTGGCTGGTATTCAGCTAGAGATTGTTTAGCTTTGTTCTTCGCGGGTGCTCTCTTCTTGTATTTCCGTTTTAAAGGCGTTTCGCCAGATGAGATTGTTTTCTCCATTTTTACCTTCTGTCCCAGCTCAGATGGACTGGAGCCGACAATTATCTCCTAGTCTTTCTTCATGCTGTACAACGTTGATAATGAAAGTCCATAATTCTACATTATCGAGTCTTGCAGTGAGATAATGTGTTTAGGGTCAAAGTGCGTGTCTTTTGGATGGTAATGTAACTATCTGACAAATCATTTTAGAATAAACTCTGGCACTTCAGTAGTTTGACAACGCAAATCAGCTAAATCGGAGAAAAATGGTATGGGCAGTTCAGTTTTGATTGAATAAGATATAGCCTCGTTATACAAATAGCCCCTATCGCAGAACAAGGGATGTTGTTTTGGTACAAAATTCCTAGTAGTCAGTGCCTTCCTAGGCTCTCGCATGAGGTACCACCCTTCATACGTGTTTCTGTTACCCACGTGTTCAGCGTGTTTAGAACAGAAATCTATCTGCCACCATTCAGTCACGAATATATCTTTCACAATCTGGCCTAAACCCTTCTAAACAGTCTCATTCGAATTGTGAGTGTAGGACCTAAGTAACTTGACAAAATCATCGACATTGTCATTGGGCACGAAACAACAAACATCATCTCCTGCTGCGATTAACTTGGGTTCTAATCCCAATTTCTCCATTACGAAGCTATAGTAATTTATACTTCATAGCGTATTGCCCAAAGTAGTCCTGGTCGGGTGTCCAGAATATGTTGTTCCCTTTATGGTGAGGTTTGGCATAACCTAGCCGAAATACCTCTTTGATTCAATGGGCTTACTGGGTGGGATATCTAATGGGAAATAGGCATCGCACTCCATCGTCATAGCCTATTTCAAGCAGAAATCAGTTATTTTGTTCGCGTCTGAGGTTATACCTTCCTCTCACAACACATGCGTGACTATTTCTCTAATCCTCTCTCGCCACGTGCTAAAGAACTGATTATCGATAGCTTCTATAATAGTATAATGCTATGTAGAGTCAAACGCAGAACCGTCCAGTGATATGGCCTTGTATTTACTTGGTTCTTCCCCTAGTATAGTTCAAATCCGTCCTTTTAGAGAGTCGCAATCATCTCCGTGACAAAAGGAGAGAGTATTGGCTTTTATGTCTTTGAACAATTGGTCTTGTATGTAAGTCAAGACCCCACAGAAATTGTCACTAGGACAAAAGATTAGTCTGGGTCGGGTGGAGTCGGTGTGCGGTGTCTCTGTGGTGTACTACACCTCCCCCGATTTTACCATTAATTGGAATGCGCCCTCAAAATTCCTGGTAGTAGGACGGTGCAGTTGCTTATGTATAACTCTAAGATACTTGTCCTTTTTCTGCTTTGAAAAATCTTTGCTTGCAATCCATTCCTCAACTCAAGGTATTGTAATTGGCGGTAGATTTCATACCCAAACCTAGAGCTTTCAATTCCAAGCGAGTGCCAGCTCGTCTATTACCTATACACAAGGTGTAACTCTAGACGACAAATGTCTCTAGAAAATGGCTACAATCATATTGTTTGCTGATTTAGAATCCCACTCAAACTCTGTGACCAATCGACCCTTATCATACACGGAATAACCAACGAACTATGATTCCCTACTTCTCACCTCTTCTGATGCAAATCTCTATAGATTGTCTTTTATAGCATTGACAACTCTATGATTATCATCTCGATTCACGCTGTCAGCTACACACACTGCATCTAGAGTTATTAGGGTAGGGTCTATCTTCTTCTAATAAAAATACGGCACCTCTGTGTATTTAGTTGGCACCTCGGGTAAGAACTTTTGTGTCTAATCCACCTCCTCAATTCTTGGAGCCTGTTCCAAGTCCATTCGTCCCACCATGATATCAATCTCATCTCGCATGGTTAGTTCCTCCTCCTTTCTTAACAACCTACTCATAACTGCCGCACCATACGCGCCGGAAAGTAGGTGGCCCTTCTTCAGTTTGCTTTCTACGGCGAATGCAATGGCATATATTGCACAATATCATAACCAATGAGATGCATGCCTCTGTGGTAGAACAACCTTCTAATTGTATTGAGTTCTAAGTATCTTATTGGTATCTTTGTATCATCAGGCTGGGACATTGCTCCTGTTAACAGCTGATTTCAAATCCTTGTTCCAATATTCAAGATATACTTGCGCAGATTTCAAACCCTTCATTTCCTCAATGGCATCTAGCATCCTCTGCTTTTGTGGGTTAATTGGTAGGCCAGTTGCTACCACTTTCTTTGCATCGGATTGTGTCACAATAACATCAGCATTTGGAAGCATGATTCTAACAATACTCCCATTGTAAAAGTACATAGGCTCACTAAATGAGTCTCCTCCGTCGAATCAATATGCTAATTCCTCTTCCCATTCGAAATCGGCATGGTCTATGTACGCCCCCATAAAGTTCAACAATGATATGACTGGATTGATTATAGTCTTTTTAAACCTCATGACATCAGTTTTGTGGCATTTCTAGGCAATGGCCACGTAGCCCTCACGCATTGGGAGTACTTGCTCCTCTAATTGCAAATGAGGCTAGAATTTGACAAGTAGCTTATTCTGTGACTCGTAATCCTCATATCCCTAGGAATCTTGCATAAAGATTCACTTGCCACCTGGAACAATATTATGGGCCCAATCTGGGAATGCATTCCTGAAGCAGACAATGGCACTTTGTCTACCCACCAGCTCAAATTCAACCGCTGGATTCTTTAATAGATACTCATTCAATGCCATTGCTAAGAGAGAGTCAAAGTGAACTGATGGAGTGGAGTATCCATCTGGGTGCCGGAAAGGATTAGTTGCCAAGCCCGGCATGTTAGATAGAAATCATGGGTCGCAATATGGCTGGGCATTTTTGGCTTGACCTTTCTATGGTTTCTCTAAAAGCTCCATGAAAGTAGTTATTGAACCTACTTTAACATCAGCTACCCTCAGCTGATAAATGTCAGTGATTCGAGTCTCCTCTCCCACTCTTTCCATCTCTGGAAAATATCGAGGGTATTTATCTCTTATCAAATTATAGAATTCGAGTGGGATTTTCTTGCTACAGGTGCATGCATTTATTATTTTAAAACCCATTTGCTTATACCCGCTAATGTACGCGTACTGCATGCTCCATTTGAGAAATAGACTGTGATAGAGAGGGTGCAGTTCGTCTATCACTTCATAATCTTTAATTTTCCTTAAGAGCCCACATCAGTCTTTCATTACCTGTTTCTAGACTTTCGGTTCCTTTCAATCCTGTTTTCTGTCTGGGAAAAGGTGTTTATTAGGCATTCTGTATTTAAAATCCCTGATGCTTTCCTTGATAGCTGATATATCTTGTGGCTGTATATTAGCTATCACTTTGTCATCTTTGACATACTTGTCTTTTAATTCAGGGTTTACCTCAATCCAAAGCTTAGCATCATGCTACATTTTCTCTATCGTTGGTCTAATTTTTGACAAGACAGTTGGCTCTGAAAGTGGTCTTGTCAACTCAACGACATTTCTAATTGACGGTCTAATTTTGCCCTTAGGATAAATCATGTAAGCATGACCGTTCTTGTCCTTTATGTCGACATATATACAAGGATATGCCGTTTGCTTTTTCATGTGAGTGGACAATGACTATTCATCCCTATACACGGGGGAATATCTGCCAAATAGATGTTGTACTCTCTAGTCCAACTCATATAACGACAGAGTCCTGGGCATACACTGTAATATAATGTTCCACTACCACAAGAACTATTCGCTGTCTTCCATATCTAGCGCATCGTCTCAATAGACAGCCATCATGCACAAAGCGTAATGTGCACACCTGTCCTCATCTCCGGGCATCGAGATGGCTATCGCACTGCCCAAATCCAGAATCTTGTCTGGATAGTCATATTGTAGCGTGCTTGTTTTATATGAATGTGTTTTAGAATACTGCAGAACCTTACAGAACACATCCTGAAGCTCTATGTGAGTCATAGGCTTCAACTGTCTCCATTGTGAATTGAAAATGAAGTCCATTTGGTTGCACTTCCTTGTACGCTAGTCAACCACGACACTGCCGACCATCACGTGGTCCGTGTCAACACCCTGCCTGATACTGACGTCAGGCCCGTCCAACGCCAACAGCGCCTAACGGCGCCCATGCTCTCACGATGGCGTCCCTTGCTATTCGTTGTCAGTCGGGTTCTGACAATATACCTACTATATATCCCTAGTAGGAGGGGTATGGCACCGTAT